CCCATCCCAGTTTAGTGAAAAAGCCATAGCTTGTAGTATTTAATTGTTTCATCTGTTGTTGTAAATGCCATCTTATTTTATGTTTTTGTAGTTGTTATAGTAACTCCATTATAATTTCTTAAACTATAGTTGTAATTAAAATATAGTAATTAATATTATTTATTTTTAAATTATTACCCTCTTTCTATCATTAAATTAGTTAAAACCCCTTCAGTAAATGAAGAGTAAAAAGAGTCTTCAACAGGGTATCCATTTGAGTTTGTTTCAGAGGATATAAATCTATAAATAGTATTACTGTTTATTACGCATTCAAAAACAGTTCCTCCTGTTATTGATGATTCTGTTCCATTATATTCTACGTTTATTAATAAATCATAATATCCGTAGCTCCATGAAAAATCATTATCTGTTACTGTATTTTTTAACAAAATTTGTCTTTCAAGACCTTCTTTAAGTGTATCAGAAACAAATATAAATCCATCGCTACCTATTGTAGCGGAATTGTCGCTATCTGATGATACTCTTGTGGGGCCTTCTAAATCTTCTAAAAAATCTGCTTCAGATCCTTCATTTCCTAAAGACAGCCATATGTCGTAAGCACTATCTCCGTCTAAACCAGAATTACCGTCTTCACCATTTAAAGACTCTATCCAGGCTGACTCACTTAATGTATAGCCATTATTTACAGCAACATCGTAAGCTGAAAGTCCTTGCTCTCCTTGATCTCCTTTTAATGAATTTAAAAAATCATCTTCACTTCCTGAGTTTCCTTCATTTATCCATATATCATAAGAACTTTCTCCATCAATACCGTCATTTAACTCTAAAGCAACCCAATCTCCATTTTTTCTAATGTATTCTAATCCATCAAAAGGAGCATCAAGTATACCTCCAGATTCTATTTTGTAAGGGGTCCCATCTTCTCTTCCTAAATATATGGCTGTTATATCAGAACATATAAACATAGACATGCTGGGAAGTTTGTTGGGTATTTCGTACTCTTTTCCGTAAAAAATATTTTTTGTTAAACTTAAGCTTTTCATAATACAGCTATTTTAAAGCAAAAACAAAAGAAGTGTTTTTTAACACAGAGTCGGAATTTTGGTTAAATTCATCAAAAGTTTCTATACATATTCTTTTTGAAGAAATAAGCCTAACTGTTATTGAATTGTCATTGCTATTTGATGATGAATTAAAAAAAGAATATTTTGAATTTAAAAAGACTTCTTTTTCAAAATCAATAAAATAAACACCTTCTAGACTTCTTGTTATTTTGTAACTTGAATCTATATTGTTTTCAAATGAATTTTTTACAAAAGGATCTAAAGTGTTTGATTGACTTATTGATATCCATAATTTTCTTCCTGATTTATCTTTTTTTACTTTATTAAAATCTATCTTACTTCCGTTAGGATATATATAAATATTGCATGTATCAGTAGTAAATACAAATGAACCATTATTCATTGCTGATGGAACATCTAATTCTTTACAATAAAAAATATCTTTAGTTTGTTTTATCATTTTATTTATTACTTGTATTAGGTTTATTTGCTATTTTATTTTTTATTCCAATCTCCATGTCTTTTCTCGACATAATATCATTGTGCTTTATCATGTCATTCGATAAAGACTCTTTTTTTATTCCTAATTCAGCTTCAAACTTTACGAAGTCATCATCATCATTGTCAACCCCTCTGTCAGAGTTCTCTTGATTTATCCTTTGAGTATCAGCTTGAAGTTCTGCAATATATCTATTAGTATCATCAGTTCTATTGAACTTCTCAAGATCTAAAGCTTGCGCTTGCTGCTCACTTAAGGCTTGTTGCTCCATTTGAGCTTGCACTTGTTTGTTCTGATCCTCAGCTTGTTTAGATTGAGATTCTTTCATTTGAGTTTCATCTTTCTCAATCATTCTTTGAATCTCTCTAATAGAAGGAGAATTATAAATCTTAATTGCTGTGGAGAAAGAAACCATTTGATTTTGTAGTCCCATTTGAACCATTCCATCAAGCTTTTGTTGCATGTGATTAATTTCATCATCATTAGATACCATTAATCCATACTCTTCTTCAGCGAATTCATCACCTTCAATTTCAGCTAACTGACGAGTCATATCGTCACCTATGTATGAGAATTTTACTGATTGACCCTTGAGTGCAATCTTTGCAGTCTCAATAAGCATTTGGAAACATCTCTTCTTGCAGTAATCATGCATAGTAAATAATTCCTCAGTAATGTGGTTAGATTGAGATACTGCTCTTTCTACTCCACCCACAGTTTCTCTATTCTCAACTTGTCCAAGTCTTTGTCTAGATACTCCTGTTATTTCGTCCATCTGAGCTTTAGCAAACTCCATCATTTCGATGTGTGTCTGAATAAAGTCTCCTACTTTTTGTTCTAAAACTCTACCAGTTGTATTACCTACAGCTCCAGCAAGTTTACCTTTAGCCATTCCTTTCTGCCCTTCCTTGAAACTGTCCACTACAGATATTCCAGATTTACGTGCAAAATATAACCATTTAGTAACTGACCATCCAGTTGGGACTTTGGCTAAATCTAATTCAACTATTGAGCCAAGATATTTACTTAACGCCTCATTTACTCTGTACCATGAGATGTCATAAAGGTATTGGAAAGGCTTTGCTCTATCCACCAATGTAACTGCTTCCTCATCGCCTGAGTTATACACTTGACCTACAATTCCACATGAATTAAAACTAGGTTCATTAAGTTTATTGTATTGTATCTCTTTTGGTTTGATTTGTAAATAAGTATCTTCACCTATCTTAACACCTTTCCACCATTGAGGTATCCATAGAACTTCAATTTTTTCACCCATATTCTTATCGGCAATATAATCTTCAGCTCTAAATTTAATTTGTTTTTTACCAATCTCATCAAAGTATGTAACCTTGATTACTTTCTTCATACTTCTCCAGAACATTCTTAATACTCGAATGTTTCCAGATCCATCTGTATAGGTACTTCTACCGTAAGAATCTTGTGAATCATAGATACCAGTTGACTCTATATAAGAATCCATACCTTCTCTTTCAAGAATCTTTAATCCAGCGATATCATCTACAGCTTCAGTAACACCATCTAAATTAGTAGTACCACTTGACCATGATCCATCATCTAATTTTTTAACTTGGGCATCATTAAGATCATTGTAATATGTATCTTGTATTTTACCTGGGGCCCAGAAGTCATCTAAAATAATAACATCTGAATCCTCTATTTTATTAGAGTAACCTCCTCTTAACGTGTGAACCTTTAAAGGATTAAGCTTCTCAAAAGAAACTCTACCATTAACAATGTCAAACATATAGATTTCCTCACCCATAATAAGAGCATCTTTAAATCCTTGTTGAAATGCAATCTTCATATCCAACTTGGCTATGTAGTGTCTCAATAATAGATTAGCTCTTTTTTCTCTTAAGTCTTGGTAATCAAAGTTAATATAATCACCATATTTTGCAAGCTCTTTTTCTAGTTCCTCATCTGATACATCAGACTGTAACATTTCCATTAGCTTTTGATCAACTAACTTCTTTTTATCAGCTTTTATTTTAGATAAAGTATCAGGATTGACTATCTGAACAGTCCAATCAAACTTTCTTCTCTTCTCCTCCCCTACAAGTACATTGACTCTTGGAGTAACAATAGGATAGTGTTGAATAGCATCAGGTACAAAGAACTTCTCCATCCCACCAGGATTTAGAATTAACTTCATATCATTAACATCAACCTTCCCGTTATAAAGGTTAAGATTAATCTTTTTATTTTTAAGTTTTCTACGTACATGGCTATTGCTCAGATAACTGTTGTTATCTGCCCAGTCCAAATGGTCTTTACGCCATTGCTTACCTTTTCTATTGAATGGTATCTTTTGTGTTGGAAAATTCTTAGTCTCTGACATATCTTAAATATCTTATAAATTTACTAAATTATTTGTGTTTTCTTTCTTTGTTATTATAGCTAAAATCCAAAATCTGGCATCCCGCTACCGCCACCTCTGTTAGCCATTGCATTCCCCCAGTTATCATCCAGGAACGGATCATCATGAAAATAAGTATCTGAATTCTCTGTTCTAGATTCTTCAAACTTATTTGTCATCTTAGCTCTATCTTCTCTTAATATCATCACCATGTCCATAGCGGACACCCTATCTGTATTAATATCTGGATTCCATGCGATACACTCCTTTATGTATCCAATGCTCCTAATCCTTCTTAAATTAGGTATTGTAACACTAATGGTTTCTCCAGTATTTG